GTCGCTCAATGTTGGCACGCAGCAAACCGTTCAGGTCGTGCTCCACCTTGTGCGTTGTTCTGCGCTCCACGGTGGACAAGCACTTGAGCATCACTTCCTGCTCGATGCGTATCAGGATTGGCTGGAGGCAGTCCGTCAGGAACTGCTGTTGTTCACTGTCAATGGTCTTGAAGCCGGGGGAGTCAATCGCCTTCAACTTGCTGAGTGGCACATGGAACCAACGAGCAACCTCACGCACAGCGTACTGGCGTTGCTCAAGGAATTGATTGTCGGTGGCGGTGGTCTGGACCGGGTTGAAGGTCATCCCGTTTTCCAGGACGATCACCTTCCCGGCATTCTCGGTGCCGGAGTGAACTCTGGTGAAGTCAGACCTCAACCGGTCAACCGCTTCAGCGCTCAGGCGCCCAGGATGCTGGAGCACACCAGCGGACTTGATGCCTTGGTCCATCATCGCCTGCGCCACGCTTTCAGCCGAGAGATTCAACCCAAGGCTGGACGCCGCGCGCGTGAGGGTGGACACCGCCATGATGCCGTTTTCATCCAGCGGACCTGTGCGGATGTGCAAGCAGTTCCGTGCTGGAAGGTGGGTCTGGTCCTCTGTGCCGGCAGCGTAGGTGTACCAGATGGCGCCATCGGAGTCCCGTTGCGCTGTGACATACTGAGCAGGCAACCACCACAGCGCACGCACTGAACCGTTGTCGTAGCGCTCAATCTCAGCGAAGCCATTGCCATACAACAGTGCGTCATTCAGCAGGGTGGACCGGAAGTCCACGGCTCCCATCTCATCGTTGGGGAAAGCGTGGAGCAGGTCGAAGAGTGGATGATCGGTGGCCCTGGCTCGGCCTTCACCGGATGACCGGTACAGGAACAGTGGAAGACCGGCGATGGTGTTGGAGATCAGGCTGACGCAGCAATGGACTGCCGAGATGGTCACCGCGTCGTGGGGGGAGATGCCGCCTGATGAACCCAGAAAACTTGCGGTGCCAGGATCGGAAAGGTTATAGCCGACAGTTTTCCACAGGGATCCCTTGGGGTGGGACCTGCGGAAAATGCCGGCTATCCAGCTTTGCGCTGATTGAAGGAGTGGTGCCATGCCGGAGAGGATACCGACATGGCAGAACTGTCAGGGTTTAGGCTCTTCTTGCCTTGCGTCCAAGAAGTCCGCCGATAAAAGCATTTACCAGCAAGCCAAAAAGTACTCCGGCAAGCGATGCCCCTGATGTGGATGACGCGGCGGCCACAGGTTCTCCTTCCTGAATCTTCCCGTCCTTGACACGCACCGTGACCATGTGACCGCTCTCGTCCTCAACCTGCATGGTTTCAGGCTCAACGTAAACACCTGGCGTTCCATCTGGCTCAAGAGTGTGCCAGCCATCCTCAATCATCCGCTCGAACATGTAGCTGGCCAAATCCTTTTCATCATCACTCATCTTGGCATTGAATCCGTCACACTCAAGGTCGGAGGATACAAAGTCGTGAACCTCGTTACGCGCCAGACTTAACGGAATACTTCGGTCATTTCGGACATATCCAAAAACAAGACTCCGAACACTTGAGGCGATCGACTGCCCACGGCGCGGTCCGATGCCATTCTCTTCGATGAGACGGTCGCACATCTCTGTGGGGGTCTCTTTGCAATCGTCCCACTCAGCCATTCCAGTGTTCTTATTCCAAGTAAGTCCTGCCATCTCTCAATCCTCCTTCTTCTTCGGTCCCGGTTTTGTGTCTCGTTCCTTCATGCGTTCCAGGTCTTTCGGATTCACCAGCCACATCCTTGATGTCACCTTGGTGGCCGGGAGAGTTCCAGACTTGATCCATTTCTGAACCATGTTCTGGGATACGCCGAGGCGTTTGGCCGCCTCGGCTGTCGTGATTAGTTTCATTTGCCGTTCCCCGCAAGCCTTTCCACCATCACGACGGTCGCCGCGTTGATGGTGCGCATGATGGTGTGGGCCGCCATGAACACCCCGCTGACCACGAACAGGGCCGCGTCGGTCATCAGGAGCATTTCCCTGTCGGCTATCAGGCCGATGTTCAGGGTGGATGTCCCTGGCGCGGTCATCGGGAAGCAGGAAATTGGCAGCCAGGCGATGATGGAGAACAGGAAAACTGTCGTGGCCAGCACCCGCGCAAGCCAGAATGGCTTCAGCAATCCCGCACGCCTGACCGGCTTGGCCTCCTTGAAAACCACCGGAGGTGGCACCGGCGCCACCGGCTTCACTGGCACCTTCACCTTGGCCTTCTCCGCCTCACGCATCTGGCTGATGAAATCCATCGTCTCTTTGCTCACTGCGTTCATCTCTCAATCCTCCTTATCACTATCCCACATTGTTACGCACGAACCAACCATTGGTTCAGATCGCAACAACCGTCCACTCGCCAAAGTTCACCGGGCCGTTGTTCAGAACCCGGTTGGTCAGGTAAACCTGGATGCCGTCGTAAGCCAAAGTCTTGCGAACCATGTCGAGGCTCAACCCACTCACCTCAAACCCGTCATTGCTGATCATCCGGTACATCTGATGGCCTCCTCTTTGTGCCACTCGTTTCATTGCTCTGTACCTAATTATTACGCTCGTGCAGAATGATTGTTCAATGGGTTGGCCGAATTATTTTGGAATTATTTATTTGTTAATCTGGGTAAAATGCAAAACCTCCGGGTTGAAGCCGGAGGTTGTTCGTTTTCTGGATATTGACTTGAATTAGATCACAGTGATCCCTGCATAGCTCGAATCATTCGCCGCCTCGTGGAAGTCCAGCCGAGCCAGTGCCATCACCCCAGCCACAGCGAGATCGATGCGCTCGGTGGACTTCGCCTTGGATAGCTTGATGTTCCCGGCTGGATCCTTTTCCACCACGCAGTTGGCCACGCACCAGTTGAGCACTGGATGATCACCGTGCTGGATGCGCTTGGACAGGATGGATGCCTCCCACAGCTTGGTGGCAGGACTCATCGAGTAGAAGCCTTGGCCAAAACCGACCACATCCAAGCCAGCCTCTTGAAGCTCTTGTGACAGTTGTGCTGCGTTCCAGCGGTCCACGGTGACTTCACGGATGGAATACTTCTCGGCCAGCTCGAATATCTTCGCCTTCACCTTGGAGAAATCAATCACTTCGCCTTCGGTGACCTCAAGGAATCCATCCCTGGCGTATGCGTCATACCGTGCCAGGCTGCGTTTTTCCCTCATACGGATGGTTTCACGCGGCACAAAACCAAACGGCTCCAGCCACACCTTGCCGTTTGGCAGGGAAAACGCCAGCGTGATGGCGGTGATATCAGACACACTCGACAAGTCCAAGCCCATGTAGCACGGGGAACTGATCAGATCCTCTTCACTGGGTCGCTGCGCCACACATGCCTTCCACTTCTCCTGAGTGATGAAGGTGGCTGATCCTTCTGTCCATTGGTTCAGGTGCAGTTGCCTGAACACATTCTCCTTCAGCGGGTTGGCCTTCGCCTCATTGCACGCCGCCTCCAGATAATCCTCCTTGATGGTGATTCCCATCCCCGGGTTCGCCTTCCGCCAGTTCTCAGGCAGACGCCAGTCTTCATCAGGACCGAGGGAATAGATCAGCGGCAAGAAGGTGGGATCAGACACGTTCCCATCACGCACGCTCTCAGCATACTTCCACATCGAATAACAAGGACTCGTCCTGTCGTAGCCTGCGGTGGTGATGAATGTGAGCAGGCTTTGCCGACGAGATCCCACCGAGGTGGAAAGCACATCAATCAGTTCGCTGTCCTTGTGCGCATGTACCTCATCGACCACCGCGGCGGACAGGCTGAAACCGTGTTTTGTGTTGGCCTCACTGGAGATCACCTTGAACACGGAACCGTTCCGCTTGTTGATGATTTCCCGCCTGAACACCCGGCACCACTTGGAATAGGTCGGGTTTTGTAGGACCATCTCCTTGGCGATGCTGAAGGCGATGGATGCCTGGTTGGTGTCCGCCGCCGCGCAAACGATCTCGCCACCCGGTTCATCATCCACCAGCAGGCAGTAGAGACTGATGGCGGCTGCCAGCGTGGTCTTGCCGGCCTTGCGTGGCAACGCCAAGAATGACCTGCGGTACTGACGCAACCCATCAGCACGCTTGGCGCAGAACAACGGCTTGATCACCTGGTCAAACTGCCACGGTTGAAGCGTCAAACCTTGGCCAGCGAACTCACCCTTACACTGTTTCAATGAAGCGAAAAACGGAGGCAGTGCCTCCGCCAACGCAATGTCCATATACCCGCCGTTCGGCAGAGGCTCACGCTTGGGCAAGCTTGAAGACGGCGAGTCCTTCCGGTTCTTCGTTCTTGCCAGTGTTGGCTTCCTCAATTTCATTGGTTGTCAACCTTGCGGATCCACGCGCACGCGGTGTCAGATACAACGCTGCCAGAAGGTCTTTGAACTTTGACTCTTGCCTTCCAAGCTCGGCCAGCAACGGGTGAACCAACTGCGTCCCAGCACCGTTCACCGATGTCCATTCTTCCATCCCCGCCAACATCTCAACCAGCTTGTCACACCTAGCACCAATCCGTGACGCCTGCACCAACACCGAAGCATCAGCAGCGCCACCAACTCCCACCATCTCCATCCGCTTTCGCAGATCAGTCCAGTGCCACATCTCCTCCTTCGTCAACTTCATCGGAGGCTTCAGAGGAATTCCACCACCAGGGTGGAACCAACTGGAAC